GGTGATACTAGGATATCGATTACCTTCTGGATCGATATACGTTCTACCAGTTGACTTGGTTTCTGCCAATAGGTCTTCATACCCTAAGTCCAATGGTGTGTGGTTGAACTTTCTCATTCTCTAAATCCTTCACTTTCTTTTCAGTGGGCTTAATTCGAAGGTCTTTCTCTAAAGCCTTAACCTTGTTTCGTCCCATTTTCTTATTTCTTGGATCATATCTGGCGAATTTAGCCATTACCTTACTCCGTTCATCTCCTTGGTCATAATATAATCTCGTACAATCCCTGATCGTACAATGTCTTTCCAGTCAAAGTTTACAGTCGTGAAGTCTTTCATCTGCTCCAATAGGTTTAAGAAAGGGGGCAGTCCATTCTTCTCGTCCTCAAAGCGGAAATCCGACTGATGAAAGTCTCCGCAAAAGATAATCTTACAGTTGTTGCCGATACGAGTGATAACTGAATCTAGCTCGTGAAAGGTCAAGTTCTGCATTTCGTCAACGACAATGATTGTGTCGTTTAGTGTGATACCACGAATAAAAGACGTACTCTCAAAAGAAACACTGTTAGACGCTTGTAACTTCATCCATGCTTGGTTGTCTTGAAACAACTCAGTCAGGATCCCCAAATAGGGTGCGGCATAGGCTTGCTTCTTTTCGTCTTCATTTCCTGGTAGGAACCCAATGTCCCTTGTAGGAACAATAGATCTGATTACCGTTAGTTTATCATATTCTGTCTCTTTGTCAAGCACTTCTTCAAGACCTAAAGAAATTGCTAGGAACGTTTTACCTGTACCAGCAGATCCAGACAGGACAAGGTTATCGCCCTCTTCCCATGCTTCACACGCTAATGCTTGGTTTTCGGTAATCGGTTCAAATTCAGCCATATTATCTAAACGTAGGATCATGCTCTTAGTCGTTTGTTTACGGCTCATATTTTCATTTTGCTTTCTCGACCTGCGTGTTTGTGCATTGATTTAGTCAAGTCTTTCCACCCATCAGAGGTCTTGGCAATAGAACCACCAACTGAAGATAGGATCTTGGGTGTAGATAAAACTTGGGTGTAGAGGGGGTTTTCAGATAGATACTCTGTAAGCTGAGACCAAGACATTACTGTGTCCCACTCTTCATCACTACTGGTATCTCGTATTGTATATACTGGCATGCTATGCTTCCATTATGTGTTACGCTTTTATATAGCTACGTTATATCGGAACCAATAAAGATATTCATGGTACTCTCCACCTTTGCTTAACAATGTTACTTTATTATACACACGTTAGGCAAAGGTGTCAAGCGATTCGTTTTTCCTAATTAAACTTAGCGTGTTCCGATACTACATCTGCGATATGTTGATCGATGAACTCTTTCTTTAACATGATTTTATGAACTAGATCGGTTCTGCCCTTCTTCTCTAGTTTTTTTCCATATGTTGTAAGCTCACGACTGTCTCTTTTGAGACGTTCAATTTGTGCTGATATCATATTAGTAAGTTTTCCTTAAAGTAAAAAAGGTCAACCCACAAGTGAGACGACCTTTGTTATAGTTGTTATGGATGGATATTCATTAGCCAGATGCATCCCTGAGTAGACCAGGAAATGCTTCGTAAACTACCTTGCGGGTCAAACCTTTTACTGCACGTTTTTGGTTAACCATATTGATCACGTGTTTGGCGTCCTCTGGATGAATTGACTCCAGAATTTCTACAAACAAGTTCTCCCTACGGATAGGGGGCATGTTGTCCCCAGGACCACCTTTAATGAAGTTAACAAACTTCTTGTGCTGTCGGTGAAGGTTGGATGGTTCGGAACCATTTTTGTTGGGCGTATATGGTGGTGCGCCCACAGGCAAATTCCACACAATAGTGCTGTCCATAGTTCCTCGAATGATGTCCTTTAAAGGCCAAGATTCGTTCTTCTTAAGGATCTCGACACGATCCTCTTTAGTTGATGCTTTGACTAGGTCTTCAAGCACCTCATATACTAGTGTCATTAAATAAACTCTCCTACACTTTCAATTAATAATCTACATCTGTTAGTCAAGAGATAGTTAAGAACCTTGGTGTTATTTGCCGTAGGATCTTGGCTATCGTAGTTATTTATAATATCTTGTTTGACAACTTCTGGACATTCCTTCAAGTCGATCAACTTTCTGTTACGATGTATATTACGAAGCACTTCATCTCCCAATGCAGATGGATCTTCCATGAGCATTGCCTTCTTCTTGGCAGTCAGTGTATTCTGCCTACGCTCATCTACAAAGACATTATCATCAGACAGTACGTTAGGCACACCATCAGACGAGTCTCCCTTGAGGATGTGATCAGCTAGGAATAGTCGTGGATTTGGCTCCACTAGGAACTTTTTAGTAACCGTCGAATACTGCTTAACGTTCTTCATCGTCTGCAACTGCAAAAAGTCTTTATCTCCTGAGACGATCATGACAGGCTCGTGCTTGCCAAACTCTTGAGTTTCGTAACACAACTGAGCAATCGCATCATCGGCTTCACAGCCCTCTTGATGTATGACCTTGTATGGAAAGTTGTCACGAATGTCATCACGAACAAGATCTGAACAACGGTACACTTCATTCCAATCGACCTTGCTCTCATTACGAGTTTTCTTACGCTTGGCCTTATATTGTGGAAAGATCTCTCTACGAAAGTTATTCGTACCATTATCAGCAACAACACAGATCTCTCCATATTCTCGCTGAAACCTTCCACGATATATGCGGATTTGGTTAAGGATCATGTGCCGCATCGAATCCTCATCAGGCAACATCTTTGAGGCTAGAAACGTACTAATCGCAACAGCATTATAATCAATTAATATCATATGAACTCTTCCATTCCCACATCACGGTGATCAATAACGAAACTCTCTAACAGATTCGTACTGTTAGCTTCAGTAACCCAAGTCATAGCTTGCTTATCTGTATAGAAGTAAGCTTCCTTGGTAACGTCATTATATAGCTTATACTTAGCCACAAACATTTTTTGTTTTAGTCCCATTCGAATCGCTCCTATTTGTTATCATAACTAATATAGCATGTAGCAAATGGGGTGTCAAGACTAATCGTAACCTAGACGTGCCACCTTAGCGATCTCTTTGGCGTCTTCTTCTAGTCTATTAGACCAAGCAACATCAAAGCCTGTGAGCCGATAACAGTATTCATGGTTCCCCCACATGCGTTTAAGGTAACTGTCATAGATCTTTTCGATCTGATCTAAGTCATTTTGCTTGGGGATCAGGTGACCCTTGACCGCCCAATGCAGTTCGTTAGCTCTTTTAACGTCTACCATTGATCATTTCCAGGGCTAAATGAGAAACGTGCTTTGAATGGCACTTTAACCCTATGAATTCATTGTAATAATTAGGGTCAAAAAGTACGTTTTTCTCGAATTGTTCTTTAGCTTCCATATAAGACATTTCCCCCTTACTGACACACAAACGCACGATAGAACGTCTAAAACGATCTCCACTATGTTCGGTCAGTATTTGTTTGATTGCTTCATTGGATCCATAGTAATCCATCCAGTCGGATTCTTTTACTATCACACGTTTACGGCTCTTTCCCTTAAGTGGTGGCAACCGTCTAGTAGACCAAAAGTTCTTCTTGCCGATATACTTCATACCGTTAGCGGTATCAAGGATCTCATACACAAAACCCACCCACGATGATAACTCATCAGGGGTGGGCTTAAATTCTTTATCTTCTAATAACCACATAATTCACCTTTTCATTACGGTGTTATTTAGTCATCTTCTAACTCTTCATATCCTTCTTCTTCCATAATGATTGGATAGCCACACATAGGACAGTGGCAAGGAACTTCTCCTGAGATTACTTCTATCAAAGTTTCCTCTTCACAGATCGTACATTCGTGTTTGATTGGTTTCGCCATTTACGCCTCACATGCCGCACAGTTCATGATATCTCGTACCAATTCCTGAGCTGGGTTAGCTGATCGTTGGTAATAGAACGTCTTGACGCCCAACTTCCAACCTTCGATAATCAAAGCATTGACATCTTTTGCTGGTACATCGGGATGGATCAGAATGTTCAAGCTCTGTGCCTGATCGATATACTTCTGTCGAGCACCTGCTTGCTGTACAATGACCAATGGTGCAATCTCTGAGAATGTCTTAAAGACAGCTTTCTCTTCATCAGACAAGAAGTCTAGTTGTTGTACGGATCCACCGTGCTTCAGAATGTCCAACCAAGTCTTATCATCATTCTTACCATGCTTTGTCAGAACATCATCAAGATATGGGTTGCGGTATGTAAACTTACCTTTAGCCAAGTCTTTGGTGAAGTAGTTAGAAGCCAATGGTTCGATAGAAGGTGACACTTGACCTAAGATGAAAGACGAACTTGTTGTCGGAGCAATTGCACATGTAGTCAGGTTGCGCATACCATAACCAAGCATACCTTCTGGTTCACCATATTCAATAGCAAGTTCTTTAGATGCCGCCCAAGAACGGTCTTGAATGAACTTAGAGATCTCAACAGTCAGGATGTGTGCATCAAACGACTCAAATGGGATCATCTTAGACTGTAGGTACGAATGCCAACCAAGTTGACCTAGACCCAAAGCTCTCCAACGTCGAGCAAACTTGTTAGACGAACCCATGAATGCAACATCATCAGTCTTCTCAATATAT